GGCAATGAGAGAAGTACAAAAAGGTAAGCAAAATATAAAAGGTATGTATGGCGAAAAATACTTACCAACAAAAGAAGGTTCATTAGAAGCAGCAATTTTAAAATCTGTTTCAACTAAAAAAACTGACTAAGGAAAAATATGAAATACGGTAAAACATTTACTGAAGCTCTTAGAGAGATCAGTAAACTACAAGAAGATGGCCATACGGATGTTGCCTCTGCTGTTAGACAATGTAAAACAGCAATAGAGGACGCTTCTGAAATGTTATCTAAACTTCAAGGTATGAATCCAGAAGGTGATTTACCAAGTTGGTGGATGAATAAGATTGCAATTGCAGCAAATAGTATGAATAAATTAAGAGATTATCTCTTAGTGCCTTCTACTAATGAAGCAAAAGAGATTCCACCAATAGAAAAAGACAATGCACCCGGTGTTAAGATTGCAAAGATCAGAGCAAAAGATGATGATTCTAATAAAGTTGTTGACTTAAAAACAAAACTATCAAAAGAAAAAGACACCGATAAATTAGAAAGACAGATAGTTGCCTTAACAGGTCAAATTGGTGTTTTAAAGGCACAACTTGAAAACGAAAAGAATAAGAGTGTAAAACCTGAACCTAATCCAATAACTGGTGAAGTACCTTTACGAACTGGCATTGCGGCTGCATTACTCGACAAGAGCGCTAAGAAAAAAGTAAAAGATGTTCTTAATAGAGTTAAACAGAAAAAAGAAATTAAAGTTGGTGGTAAGACTAAAGTTGATATTGATCCAGATATGGATATAGGTCAATTTTCAGGCGGAAATAAAACTCCTACTTCTAACTTAGGATAGTCTATGAAAGATTATCGAATTCTTTATCGAGAGGCAAAAGGAGATTTGCCTCGTATCTACTGTGATATGGATGGAGTCTTGGCTGACTTTATGGTTGCTGCTAAAATGGCAACAGGTACGACATTCACCCAAGATGAGACTGATAAACATTGGAAGAAGATAAGAAATACTAAAAACTTTTGGTCAAATATGCCATGGATGAGAGATGGAAAACAACTTTGGAATTATATTAAAAAATATAATCCACATATCTTATCTGCATACACGATTGAAGATCCTAATTGTAAACCAGGTAAAAATGCATGGTTAAGAAAAAATCTAGGGTACACGCAAAATTTTATGATAAATTTAGTGAGGCGTAGAGAAAAGAAGAACTTTGCCATGAAAAGTAGTGATGATAAAAGACAACCTGCAATCTTAATTGATGACTATCCTAAAAATGTCGATCAATTTAAAGCCGCTGGGGGCATTGGTATACTACATACTTCTGCTTCAAACACTATTTCCCAGCTGAAGAGATTAGGATTTTGATAAATAGTAGTGTTATATAACAAACGAAATACAACTTATTAATAAGGAGAGATTAAAATGGCAATATGGGGAAAAACGAGTGGAGCTGAAAGTAGACCTAAGAATCTACCTATGGATTCCAACTCTGGTTATTCCCGAGAGTTTGTAACTGCAAATAAAAAAGGTTGGGTTTTTCAACCTGGTGTAGCAAGTGCTGCAACTGGTAATGATAATACAAGTGCAGACCCAGAAATTTTAATAGCAATTAGAAATTTATCGGTAACATTCAAATCTGGAAACTTAATGTCAATTGACTGGGCTGATGGCGCTTACGCTGATGCTGCAGACTTTGATTTAATTCTAACATTTGATGAAAACATTACAGTTACTAGTGCGGCTGCTACAGCTAACCAAACTATAACAAACAAAGTATTTATTCTACTAACAGAATTAGGTGCAACTGACATGGCGTCAGACGGTACTATTGCGTGTCAATATAAGTCTGGTACAGGAACAAATGCAATAACATTCAGAGGAAGAAGAAGTCAGACTGCTGCAGGTTTCTTAGCATTCCATGATAACTTTATTCATGTAAACGGTACTGCAACAATGCAATCAGATGATGAAACTTTTTCTGGTATATTGTCAGAAACAGATGGCGGTCAAGCAGACGATAGTATCGTCTTAGATGCCTCTGGTGGTGCTTCTGGTACAGTTGCTGGTGCATTAACAGCTTCAACAACAGTTACAGTTGATGGTGTTAGTGGAACAATCGCTGTTGGACAAGTAGTTACAGTAAATGGCGCTGGTGGAACACCTGCTGCTTCAATTACTGCTGCTTTCGATAGTGATACAGGAATAAGTACAGATAATACATTAACAATCACAGCGGTTGAGGATCAAACTGAATTTACAGTTTCAGAACCAATTACAGTTGCAGACAATATTAACTTATTGTTTTCTGCTGACGCAGGTGAGGGTATTGAACAGAATAGTGTTTCAATGTCATTAGAAGGCGCTGACGGTGCAACTAGTGTTGTTGGAGATCAAGCATATAGAACTGGTTTTGGTGTTGATACACAAATCGGAAGAGTTGGACTATTAGAGGACAACGATGGATTTATTATCAATGAAGATACTAGTGGTGGAGATGTTAGAGTAGGGGCTGAAGAATTTACTACTGACGCTTCTGGTTTAGTAACAGAAACACAATCAGGTTCTGCTTCTGGAAGTGCTGAAATACTAAAAGGCGTTACTACTTTATAATAAGTGGTAATAAGTCTTATAAATAATTTGTAGAGGGGCAATTTCGCCCCTTTGCATTTGATCCCTGACGAGATAATTTCAATGTCTGGGCTAACATTCCCCGAATACATAAGGGGTTTAAATATGGAGAAATAATAAAATGGCTGATAAAAAAATCACGGCATTAACTTCATTAGGAGTTGCTACTGCAAGAGAAGACTTGCTTCATGTAGTTGATGATCCTTCTGGAACGCCAATTAATAAAAAAGTAACGATTGCTGAAATGGTTAACGCTTTAGCGGCACCTGTTGCTTTAGCTGATACTGCTGCAATTACAGCAACTGCTGCTACTAATGGTGGAAGAACAAACGTCTTCCCTAACACTGGACAAAATACAACTGTAACATTACCAACACCAAGTGCTGGTTTGACTTTCAGATTTATTTACGGTGGTGAAGCTGCGGACGCTACTGACCACATCATTAAGACTGCTGGTAATACTATCTTTTTCAAAGGTGCTTTAACTCACCTAGATACTGATGGTGACACTAACGCTGTTGTGTTTTCAGATGGTAACTCAAACAGTATAATTTCATTAATAACACCTGCTTCATACGTTATAGACCTAGTTGGCGCTTCAGCTACTGTCTATCATGTGTCAGGTTTCGTTTCTGATGCTACTGTTCCAACATTTACTGACGCATAATATTAGTCAGTAATAACTAAGACTATGAGGAGGGGGTTCGCCCCCTCCTTAACTTAACATGGAGAATACAAATGACTATATCATTAGATAAACTGAAAACAAGACGAGAAGAACTCGCAAAGAATTATGACGACCTAACTAAAAATATTTTTGAAGGCGAAAAACAAGTAGTAAACTTAAAAGATCAACGAAATGCAATGGGCGGTGCCCTACAACAAGTTGAAATGTTTATTAAAGAAGAAGAAGAAAGTGACGTAATGCCAGAAGAAAAGGCAGCAGCACTTAATATCGCAACTTCATAGAAAGATAATTATGGAAAAGAAAGATAACAGTTCTCAACCTTTACAAGAGATTTTAGAGAGTAATCCTAATGCTGAACTAATTGAGGAAGAGGAACTTGACAAAGATTCAAAAAAACAGATTAAGGAAAAGAAATAATGAAAAGTTTTAAACAATACAACGAGGCTTATACTGACGCTGGTGCTTTAAAACAAGCGGAAGATGAAACTCATGCAGCTTTTAATGTTCAAGATCCTCTTGCACTACAAAAACTTAATGGTTATGTTGGTGCATTAGCAGATAAAGAATATTTACAACCAAATGCAGCAGTCGAGCAATTGGCTATGCGACTAGGTACTGTGGGACTAAATTTTAGATTACCTAATATCGAAGGTGATAAAGGTAATACTACTGTTGAAGTAAATCAATTCGGTGGTAGATATGGAAAGACTACAGACAATTCTAACGGACCTATGTCTGATGGAACTGAAATAGAAAATGGTGACGGAATTTCTCATAAGAAAGATGGCGGATTAAAGTTAGAGTTCAATTGGGAAAAACAAGCAAATAACACATATAAGGTTTTTGCAAATTTAGTATAATACGATTTTAGATTGGTGATTTTATAATGGTTGATTTTTCAACTTTGACGCCTGAGAATATTAATATGTTCGCTATGAAACAATATGATAACCCCTCTTGTGTTGATGAACAGGAATTTTTAGATGATATGAAGCGTTTCAAATACTTGAAACGCCTATTTAGAAAATATGAAACATCTAAGGACTTAAAGGCAAGACTGATTATAAATCATATAATCATTCTAACAAATGTATTCGGTGTAGATGCCGCAACAACCCTCCTGTACTTCAAAATAGAGAAAAATCATTGGATAATATTAAAGACATTTTTGGTGTATCTACACTTTATGCCAGAGACGGACTTAATACATACACCGATTGATAGAAAAGTATTAGTAGAACTAGGAAAGATTTAATGAGTAGAGTAGTTGACGCCCTGATAACATATAGAGTACTAAAACTATTGGTTACACCATTCAATAAAACTAAAGCATATAAATTTGGTATTATTGATGAGAAGGGTAAAGTTTTACTCAAGATGAAGCAGATCAAGAAGATGGATAGTAGTTTTACAAAAACTCAAATGTTGAAATCTTATACTTTATTGATTCGTTTTGTGTTTAATTTGAAAAGACTATTGAGTAAAGTGGGTATTCGTGGTGCATTGGGAACAGCAGCTGCTGCGGCAATTGCTTTCTTAAAAGAAGAAACCGAGACTACTGAGCAACTTGAAAAAGAAGTGTATAAATATTTAAAAGAAAACGGATTTGAATTTGAAATGAATGAGGGTTACGGTGAACCTTTAGTTGAAGGTCAGTATAAAGTCAGACACGATATATATGATCTAGATGGCGAGATAGTCATAAATAAAGACGATACGATTGATTTTAAGACGGCTACAGACAATATACTTGGGTATGATGTATTCAAGTATCAAGATGTTTATTTAACAACTGAGGATTTATATGTCTAAAATAGAAGAAGACGCTCCAGTAAATGCAACTGGTACTGCCGTTACAGGCACAGGTGATGATAGTTCAACTGTAATCGTTAAAAAAAGAAAAGAGATGAGAGATCGTCTACTAAGAAGATTTAAGATTAAAGAAACAATCGATAGACTGATTCCAACTTTAGAATATCCTAAAGATGAAATAACTGAACGCAAGAAACAACTCAAAGCAATGGCAGTTGGTTCTAAAGATGTTCCTAACTTTGGTAACTCTGATAATCGATACAATCAAGAAGGTGTCGCACAAGATCCAGATGTCAAATCTAAAGACGGTACTCAACCTAAAAAATATTACAAAACATTATCAAAGTCAGAAAAAGAGAAAAGAGCAAAACATTTCTCTAAACAAGACTACAAAAAATCAGATGATAATGATGATTACAAACCAGCTCCTGGCGATAAAGACGCTAAGACTAAACTATCTAAGTACACAAAAAAATATAAACAGATGTATGGTGAAGAGTTTGTAATGGAAGAAATCAAAGGTATAACTAATAAGGCGAAGAAATCAGGGATGCCTTATTCAATTCTCAAAAAAGTTTACGATAGAGGTATGGCTGCTTGGAAAGGTGGACATAGACCTGGTACAACGCAACAACAATGGGCGTTTGCAAGAATTAATTCTTTTATAACAAAGAGTCCTGGTACTTGGGGTAAGGCAGATAGTGACCTTGCGAAAAAAGTAAGAGGACAATGAGTAAGTCTTATAAAGATTTTGTAAAAGAATATAGTATGGGACTACAAGTTCCTGCTACAAGTTATTTGAAACCTTTAGGTTCACTTATTTCTGGTAAACCTTTACGGAAGAAAGAAAGTGTATCTAAAGATAAGATTATGAAGAAGAAAAAGATATCAAAAAAATAAGGAGACAATTATGTTAACAACAGTAAAAAATTGGTGCGGAGATAGATTTAAAGAAAGAACATCTTGGGATGGCGGAATGCTTATCGGTGGATGTCTTTGTGTAATTCTACTTGGCGGTATTGCTAAATGGGCTGCTTGGGCAGGACTCGTTTGGGGTATCTATACAATAGTTAAATCACAATAAGGATTCTAACATGGATGATAATAAGTTAACTGAACTATCATCTAACTTTACTTGGACAACAGCCTCTTATATGGCAGAGTTGTCCAAGTATTGTTATGACAGCGAAGTAAAATTTAAAGACGCTATAGCAGATAAATCTTGGACTATCAAATACTTTGACTTTGGTGGTACTCAAGCATATGCTCTTAACGGTAAAGATAATTTCATATTAGTTTTTAGAGGAACACAACCTAATGAATGGCAAGATATCAAAGCAGATTTAGATGTTAAGAAAGTTAATTCATCAACTGTCGATGGTCATGTAGAAGGTAAAGTTCATAGAGGTTTCAAATATGCTCTGAATGATGTTTGGAAAAACATTAAAGAACATATGGAAAAATGTAATACAAATCAAAAACAAATATTCATAACAGGTCATAGTCTAGGTGCTGCTCTTGCTACACTAGTTGCAGGTAGATTAAACAATCCAGATGTAGTTTTATACACATACGGATCGCCTAGAGTTGGAAGTAAGAAGTGGAATTCTATGCAGAAGTTCACTCATTATAGATTTAGAAACAATAACGATTTGGTGACTAGAATACCACCTGCGTTTATGGGTTTCAGACATAATGGAAAATTTATGTACTTTGATACAGATAGTGAAGTATCAGTAAATCCAACATTTAAGAAAAAATTAGTAGAATGGTTTAAAGGAATGATTAAAGGTATATTTACACTTTCATTTGATTCTTTTAGTGACCATGATATATCTACATATCATAAACTATGTAAATTTCAGGAGATGAAATAATGTGGGAAATAATTAATGATATGGCAACTAACAGATTGTGGATTTACACAGCATTAGTCGGGTCATTATTCGGTCTTGCATTTTCAACATACTTTAAAGGTACAAGAATAGGTCTTTGGATGTATGGTAAGTTTGATACATTTGCAGACTATCTAGTTGAACGCTGGGGATTAACTTGGTTACAACAACCAGATGACGCATGGAGAAAGAAGTATCCATATGTTACTAAAAAGATTGACGAGATAGAAAGAAACTCTATAAAACGAGTAGTAGAGTTAGAAAAAAGAATAATTAAATTAGAAAAATAATGTTTAAAATAAAACTTATTATAATGTTGATTGCGGCAGTAGGTATTGCTGGTGGATTTGCTTATGTGTATAAACTTAAAGCAGACAATGCTATACTTAAAGCAAATCAAATACAACTAGAAACTGCTATCGATGAGCAACAAGAAGTTATAACTCAACAAAAAGAGTCATACGAAAATATCTTAACTACAAATAAAGAACTAAGTGCTAAACTAGAAGTGCTTCAAAAAGACAATGACGAACTTACTAAGAAGTTTGCTAAGTATGATATCGCAACTTGGGGTATGGAAAATCCTGAGGCAGCACAGAAAGTTATCAACAAAGCTGTTCGTCATGTAAATAGATGTATAGAGATTGCTTCTGGTTCTCCTCTTGTTGAGCAAGATGATTATAATAAACAATGCCCTGCATTGATAGAGAGTTTAAAATGAGAGTATTAATTATAGTATTAGCAATGTTTCTAATGACTGCTTGTGCTGGTATTAAGAAAATAGAAACAGTAAAAGTTGCTATTGCAAAACCATCTCTTAATCTAGACTTACCTAACCCACTTACTTCAAATGATGTAGAGTGGATTGTAATTAACAAAGACAACTATCAAGAGGTCTTTGATAAACTTACAGCAGATGGTAAACAACCTGTACTATTTGCACTTACAGATAAAGGTTATCAAGCATTGGCAATAAACTATGCAGACATAAGAAAAGTGATTGCAGAACAGAGACAAATTATCATTTCATATCAGGAATATTACGAACCACAACCTTCAGAATAGATAAATATTAGTATGTCAGATTTAGAAAAAATCAATACTAAGATAGCTTTATTAGAAAAGGATGCAGAGGCAAGCGAGAATATTCATCACAGACTAGAAGTTGCTATTGAAAAACTATCTGATTGTGCCATATCTTTAAAGGGTATGTTAATACAACAAGAAACTAAACTATCTAAGGCAGAGCAAACAGATGAGGATATCTTTATCACTTTAGAGTCTCGAAGAAAAGAATGGGACAATGATCTCAAGGAATTGCATTCCAGAATAAATACCGAGAGTAAGTATCTAAGAGAAATGCACTCGTTATCTGAAGCAAAGATAATGGAAGAAATTCGTGGTATCAGAGCTGGGTTAGATAATAGAGTTGGTATGTTAGAGAAGTGGCGATGGGTAATCATAGGTTGTGCCATTATGGTAGGATTACTGATGAATAACCCAGTATTCTTCGAAATGATTGCTTGACTTTTCAACCAATTTTTGTTATAATGTATAGATGTCATCTTATATAGATATTAAATTTCTCAATCTTTTATCTACAAGACTTCCAAAATTCAAAAGAAAATCGGATAAACTATTTAACTTTAGATGTCCGCATTGTGGTGACTCTAAAAAGTCATCTAACAAGGCAAGGGGGTTTGTGTATGAGAAGAAGAATGAACTGTTTTTCAAATGCCATAACTGCGGTATGGGCCAATCACTCGGCAATCTCATTAAGTTTATTGATCCACTTCTACATAAAGAATATATCTTTGAACGATTCAAAGATGGTAGAGTAAGTGAAGAAAAGACTGAACTTGATTTTACTCCTTCAAAAGAACTAAAAATAAAAGATAGAGTTGAGCGACAACTTGACACACTCATTCGATATGATAAGTTAGTCACAACTCACCCAGCAAAACAAGTACTATACAAAAGACTTATACCTAAAGAACATTGGGATAAGTTTTTCTTCTGTCCTAACTTCTATGAGTGGACTAATAGTATTATACCTAATAAGTTTCCAGATACAAGACAAGATCACCCTAGAATTGTAATACCTTTCTATGATAGAGCAGGTAAATTCTTTGCATTTCAAGGTCGTGCATTTGGTAAAGAGCAACCTAAGTATATCACAATCAAATTTGATGAGTCTAAACAAAAAATCTATGGTTTAGATAGAGTTGATTTGAATAAACCTGTGATGATAACAGAAGGTCCTATCGATAGTTTGTTTGTTGACAATGCAATTGCACTCGCTGGGGCTGATGCTGTTGTAAATATACAACACACTCAATGCACTATGATCTTTGATAATGAACCTAGAAACAAACATATTGTAGACCGTATGATTAAGGCTGTAGATGAAAAATTTAATTTGGTCATCTGGCCAAAGTCTTTACAAAACAAAGACATAAATGATATGATAATTGCAGGAAAGACCCAAACACAAGTGGCAAGTCTTATATATAGTAATACATTTAGCGGACTTTCAGCACTTCAACAAATAAACCAATGGAAAAGGATATAACCCCTATGTCGAATCATCTACCTACAAGCTATCAACAATACATTCATAAATCAAGATATGCGAGGTTTGTAGATGAGGATAAAAAGAGAGAGAGTTGGCCTGAAACTGTAACAAGATACTTTGATTTCATGGCAAATCATCTAAAAGAAAATCATAAACATAGTATACCTAATAGAGAAGAACTAGAAGAAGCAGTTCTAAATCTAGATGTAATGCCTTCTATGAGAGCATTGATGACTGCTGGGCCTGCATTAGATAGAGACCATACTGCTGGTTACAATTGTAGTTATATTCCTATTGACAATGTAAGATCATTTGATGAAGTAATGTATATACTATTATGTGGCACTGGAGTTGGTTTTTCAGTAGAAAGAGAACTTGTAGACAAGTTGCCAACAGTTGCTGAGCGTGTTGAAAAATCAGAAACAATAATCGTAGTAGAAGATAGTAAAACAGGATGGGCAAGATCATTCAAAGAACTAATCGCTATGTTATACTCTGGTCAGATACCTAAGATTGATGTATCTAAAATCAGACCTGCAGGTGCAAGACTTAAAACTTTTGGTGGTCGTGCTTCTGGTCCTCAACCATTAGTTAATCTATTTGATTTTGCAATCAATACATTTAGAGATTCTGCTGGTAGAAAACTTGATAGTTTAGAATGCCATGACCTAGTGTGTAAAGTAGGTGAAGTAGTTGTAGTTGGTGGTGTAAGAAGATCAGCACTAATCTCACTAAGTAATATTCAAGATGATAGAGTTCGTAAAGCGAAAATGGGACAATGGTGGGAGATGAATAGTCAAAGAGCATTGGCAAACAACTCTGCTTGTTATACTCGTACTCCTGATATGGGATTGTTTATGCATGAATGGAAATCATTATATGATTCTAAATCAGGCGAGAGAGGTATCTTTAATCGTGAGGCTGCGAAAAAGAAAGTTGCAGAAAATGGTCGTAGAGATCCTAACCATGAATTTGGTACTAACCCTTGTTCAGAAATCATATTAAGACCATATCAATTTTGTAATCTAACAGAAGTAGTCATTCGTGCTATAGATGAATCAAAAGATTTAAAAAGAAAAGTTAGACTTGCAAGTCAACTAGGTACATATCAATCTACACTTACAGATATTAAATATCTAAGAAAGATATGGAGAGACAATACAGAAGAAGAAAGACTACTTGGTGTATCACTCACAGGTATTATGGACAATCAATTAACGATTGAAGCAGATCCTAAACTATTAAAGTCTATGCGAGAAATGGCAGTAGAAACTAATAAAGATTTTGCAAAGAAACTCAAGATACCTCAATCAGCTGCTACAACTTGTATCAAACCTTCTGGCACAGTCAGTCAGTTAGTTGATAGTGCTTCAGGTATTCATACAAGACATAGTGATTATTATATTAGAACTGTAAGAGGTGATAATAAAGACCCACTAACTCAAATGATGAAAGATCAAGGTATACCAAATGAACCAGATGTAATGAATCCTACTTCAGTTAGTGTATTCTCTTTTCCTACTGCTTCACCTAAAGGTGCAGTTACAAGGGATGAGTTTACTGCTATCGAACAGTTAGAGATTTGGTTAAAATATCAAAGAAACTGGTGTGAACATAAACCTTCTTGCACAATATCAGTAAGAGACTCTGAATGGATGGAAGTTGGTGCGTGGGTGTATAAACACTTTGACGAAGTATCTGGTGTAAGTTTCTTACCTCATTCTGACCATACATATCAACAAGCACCTTATCAAGATATAGATAAAGAAAAGTATAATGAACTTAAAAAGTTAATGCCTAAGTCAGTTGACTTTGAAAAACTAAAAAATTACGAAAATGATGATAATACAACTGGTACTCAAGAACTTGCTTGTACAGCAGGCGCTTGTGAGATTGTAGACATCACTTCACAACCAGCAGGAATTTAATGACATTAGAAAAGAAATGCGATAACTGTTCCGCAGAATATACAGTTAAACACGAACTGCCAGAAGATTATGTGGAACAATTTTGTCCATTCTGTAGTCACGAACACGAAGAAGAAATTGAAATAAAAACAGACATAGATGAAGATTGGGATTGATTACAGTCTAAGTTGTCCTGGAGTATGCATAAACACTAGTACTGATGAATTCAGATACGAAGATTGTAAGTTCTACTATCTAACAACTAGAAAGAAATTTGTGGGTGCATACAAGCACAATGGTGTATCCTTCGAGGGTACTGAACATAAACCATATTCGTCTGAACCTGAACGATATGAGAATATCGCAGATTGGGTTGTAGATATAATCAACTCATACTATCCTAAATCGATGGCTTCTAAGAAGAATCATACTATCAATCTAGAAGATTACTCTTATGCCTCAAAGGGCAGAGTCTTTCATATTGCTGAGAATATGGGACTACTCAAACACAAACTCTATCTAAATAACTGGGACTATAGTCTACTTGCACCTTCTGTTATAAAGAAGTATGCTACAGGTAAAGGTAATTCTAATAAAGAAGCAATGACTGAGCAGTTCGCCTTAGATACTGGTCTCAATGTATTAGATATGTTCGAATGTAAATATACATCACCTGCTACAGATGTTGTGGATGCGTATTATATATGTAAATATCAGCCAGAAATTAGTGAAAATCCAATTTTGTCTAAATAGAAGCATACGACATCCAATGGATGCGTAACAACTCCGAAATTTGATTTGATATCTCAAACTTCACTAAAACCTAAGGCGTGATTATGGCAACATTTAGAGTGCTCATAATTAAAATTTTAAAAAAGATGATTAGAGATTCTTATCATCCAGAAAGACACTATCTAAGAGGGATACAAGTATCAAACCTAGATAATTCTATCGACAAATAGAGATTTTAAAATACACATAACGAATCATAGTTATAAGAACGCCCTAGGACTCATAAAAACACTCAAAAATCACTTAGAATCACCTTAAAATACGCATTTTTAGTGTGTCTTTTATGCAACACTTCTATAATAAATAAAAAACTCAATAAAATCAATAGGATAAAATGGCATATATGCCCGATAGTGCTTGAATCTGCCGTGGAATAGTATATAATAAGAGTATATTAACAAACTAACCGAAAGAAAACATTATGACTTTACAACAAATATTTGAAACATTTAAAAATCTTAAAACTTCATCTGATAAATTAACTTTTATTGATGAGTTAAAAGTGATGACTCAAAATAACATTATCAATTTTGATATCAACTTCGAAACTATCGAAGAAAACATTATGAACGAAAGATAGAAATATGACAATACTATTATACATTACATTATCACTAACTGCCTTCTTTGCTTATTGTACGGCAGTTGCTTACTATCAATCTTTCAAAGAAGAAATCGGAGAACTTTAAAATGATTAAAATTTTCAAAACTGCTAAATCTTTACAAGACGGCATTACAAATATGATGGCTGGCGCTAAAGAAGATTATGCTCAAACAATGGGTAGTTCAGATTCTGCTTACACTAAACAAAAACTTGAAAAGTATGATTCAGAAACAACTATCAAAAACGGCAAGAAGTATGTCAAAGTTATTCATGACCGATCTGTTTTTGCTTTTATAGTAAAAGAAGATTTTAAACACTTCAGACGAGGTGATGTATTAAAACCTGCAGGTTGGGCTGCACCGGCACTTAATCAACCAAGAGGTAATGTTCTAGAGGGCAACTACCCTATCCAGTGGACGGGGCCACTTTACTTGTAAGATGAAAACTATATTTAATTTTTTATTTAATATTGTAAAATTAATGTCTATGTATTTAGTATTAGTTTTCGGAAGTCTTTTTGTATTATACTTAACAGTTTATTTAATATGATTAGTAGTTTTTTAATATTCACAGGTTTATCAGTTTTATCAATAATCGTAATCGGGAAAATAACATGATATAGTATAGGTAAATGGCAAAAACACCGAGAGTAATTTCACCCATAATGAAACGAAATCTATGCCATCGGATGAATGATTATGGGACCCTTAGTCGCTCGTGAACAGATCGAGTCGAAGCACACGAAAGGGTAGAGACAAAATATGCTTCACAAATTATAATATGAATAAGGAGAATACATTATGAAAAAAAGATACTTAGAAGGATCAACAGACACAGATATAGTCAACTATATGTTCGGTACTGGTGAGAGTGAATCAAAGACTCATTTTTTGAGTTATAAAACAATAGGTGATAAAAATGCCTATATGGTAGGGTACTTGTCTAGTGCATTACAAAATGCTCATAGAGACTTAAAAAATGCGAGGGGTGAATAATTATGATTGAGATATTTGAAATGATAAAAGACTTGAAACAAATTAGTCAAGTTCTAGAAGATGAGGAAACACCAATGCATCCTCAAACTATCTTTGCTAAGTTCAAAGTTAGAGAACTAATCACCAAATATGAGAATAAAATTACGGATTATGAGAAGTCTTTCGGTTCAAATAGAACTAATAGTCAAGTAAATCAAGAACTTAATAGTGCTTGACATTTACTCAAAAGTCTGATAGAATACAGAAATAACTAATAAAACAAGGAGAATACATTATGAACGGCGTTTACACACAAGAATTTATGTTCGAAGAATTTAAACAATTAAAATCAAGACCAAAGAAAGTCGCATGGTTGACCGATATGAGATCGGCAAGAATCAATCATCCCGAAATGTTTAGAGGTACTAAGGTATCAGTCAAGAATTTTGACAAACTGATTGAAGTATGGTCACAAAAGAACCCTAAAAAATATGCTGAAGATTTAATCGGCATTACTGCTAGAGTAGAGGCAGAACGAATTGCAGAAAAGGCAAAACATAGTGGTGGCAAACCTGTGTTTTCGGGCAGAGGTCCTAACGCAAAATAATGGTTATTCGAAATTTCTTTATGTTGTTGATTATAAGTACACTATTGGTCTTTGGCTTTGCCAGGGCCGATAGTTATACTGAGGCAGTTACTGGTCATGTAATCACACAAAAGATACAGAATAATGACATGGATCATAGTGCTGTTGCAAATGCAGAACTTAATAGACAAATGCACCAGTTAAGTTTAGAGATACTTGCTGTTGTGTTTAATAATATGCCTAATATATTAGATGGCATATCAGCACAAATGAGATTAGAGGCAGACAAGATGTATAAGTGTTCGCTTCAAGATGATTATAAAAACAAAGATTGCAAATAATGAGTAGTACGATATATACATATCAAAAATCAAAGAGAAAACCTATACCTTTAACTAGAGATAGGTTGTTGACGCTGAAAGAACACGAAAGAGCATTGAAGAAGTTGGGTGTTGATTCAAGTCGACCTACTGATTTATCAGATGGTCCGTTAGTGAAGCGGTTATCACGCCTGCCTGTCAAGCAGGAGACCACGGGTTCAAATCCCGTACGGACCGCCAGTAAGATGGGCGGTAGTGGTACTGTACCTATTGAGAACTGGAAGCTTCAAGAGAGTAAAAACTTTACAGTTGCACCTGCTTATAATAAAGGTGCATATCAAGTTATTACTAAAAACAATATTAAAGACATAGGCAAATGAAATATCAAGGCAAAATATTTACAACATTATATATTGCGTGTATAATCGCTATATTATTAATCAGTACAGGATGCTCTCAAACAAGTGCAAGAAGTCATATAGGTACAGTTGCAGGTGGTGTGAGTGGTTTTACTACTTGTCGTGCATTACTTGATACAAATATAGCATTGACTGCTTTTTGTACACTTGTTGGTGCTCAATTAGGGGCGAGTATGATGTATAGAAATGATATGAATATTCACAACGCAGTCTTTATAGATACATTAAACACAGCACCTGGCAAACGATCACATACAACCTGGGGCAATGGTTCTAATTGGGGATCAGTAACTATCAATAGAAGTTATCTAGTCAGAGGTATTAAGTGTACAGATTATGAGTCAGTTATAAGTGTAACACAATCTTGGCCATTGAGTGGTATTAATCGAGAGAGTGAATTCGGTACTGCTTGTAGAAAACCTGACGGCAGATGGACTATAAAAGAAACTACACAAAAGGGGTGGTGGTAATGAGTACTTGGTTTGACGAGAAAACATTTTCAGAACCTCCTATGTCTTTTAAAAGATATATGAAAAGATTAGGAAAACTATGTAATGCATATGATAATGCTAAAGATCAAGAAATGAAAACTATGTGGTCAATAAAAATGACAGAACTATATAAGATATATATTGACTCAAGACCTAGAAATGGAACATATCACTAATGCATAATCCTTTTCACAGATTTATGGTTACTATGATGTTTATTGCTATATGTTTAGTAATACTAGGTGATTTTGTTATGGCAGAAGAGAAAAGTAAATCACAATGGTTAAGTGAAAACCCTTGTATGATTAAAACTGAAACTTCTACAATAGAAAAATGTTTAGACTCAGAGTGTTTAATCAAAGAAACGATTGTAACTAAAGAAGAAGTATTGAAATGTAAAGATGGCTATGATGGTCCTAACTATTGGGAACTATATGCACAATTTTACTATGACGGATTGACTACTCCTGCTTATTGCAGGCAGTATGCGAGACCAGACCACCCTTTTAAGACACCGGGTATGGTTTGTTTAAATGAAAAAGGTGTCTGGGAAGAAAAGAAATAATGACTAAATTATTAGTAATTATTACCTGTATTGTTGTCCTTACTGTACATGGTGGCGAATTTAAGGACAAAATAAATCTTGAAAGAATTTTTGAGATATCTTATAATATAATGAATCAAAGTGAAGGAGAATCAAATGAATAAAATTATATTGATCGCTTTAATGAGTTTAACTATGGCAGCTTGTGCTAATACACAGTATCCAGTTCAACTTGAAGCGAATGTTGATGAGGGGCGAACACTAAATCAAATACCACAATGGTATGTTGACGCCGCAATCGACAAGGGTCTGATTACGAACCGTAATGCCGATGAGTACATTTATGCTGTCGGTCAAGGTACTAGTCCAGACTTACAACTTGCAGTTGAAAAGGCAATTATTGTTGCTAAGGCAAATCTTGCTGATCAACTTGAAGGTGAAATGAATAAGAGAACTGAATTGTATGTTACAGAAGTCGGTCAAGAAGGCAATAAAGAAGTTGCCTCTAAGATTGAGAGTACAATTGTGAATGTTATTCAAAAAATCAAAGTGCAAGGTTACGAAGAATGGAACAAGGATGTTTACGAAACACCTAGTGGCGAATATAGAGTATATGTTGGTCTGAAGATGGGTGTTGGTAATGCTAACAGACTGTTCAATTATATCGTAGGTCAGGCAACTACTGGTACAGACATAGATTCACTTGCTGAAGAAGCAATTGAAGAAGTTATGAGTTCACCAGTTGAAGCTGTTGCAGTAGAGGAGATCAGTTAATGAGTATTGTTGTTTACAGTAAACCACAATGTCCCTATTGCGATAAGGCGAAGGCGTTATTAACACGCCTTGGCCATGACTATACAGAAAAAGTCGTAACGGTAGACATGACACTTGAAAACTTATATGAAGTATTAGGTAAACAGGTGAGAACTATTCCTCAAATTGTAATTGATGACATACACATAGGTGGCTACAATGAACTTGTAGAACATTATGTATCTAAAGGTATTATCAATTTTAAAGGGGAAAGAGTCTCAAATGAAACTAACTAATTTTCAATTAACTAACTATAAATTTGTTTTCAAAAATAATGAATTCTTTGAATGTATATCAGATCACTTTGATAATGCTATGTTGCTCGTTGAGGCATCACACATTACTAGAGATTTAAAATATACTGCTGATGATTTATTAATTGTTGAAGAACGAAAAGTAAAATATAATATATAAGGAGAGTATGTGCTATTAGTACTAGATATAAAGAAAGAAGAACTACAAGAATTTATGCAATACATAGATGTATCTTATTCAGGCGGTAACGTGCCAGAAGAAATAATGCCTATTGCCGTTGCAGTAAATAAAAGTCTTAAAAATAGAAAGAAGAAAAAAAATGGGTAAATTTATAAAAACACCAATGGATGAGAAGATAACATCTTATCTTGCCATAGAACTATATAAGAAGGATCCTATGAATCCTGTCTTAGCAAAGTTTATGAGTATGAAGAATGAAGAAGGTTATTCTTTAACAAAAGTTATGAACGAATATAAGAAAACAAATGAGCATCCTGACCATTTCAATACAGACGGTACATGGAGATCAAGTACTGGTAAAGTTTCATTCACACAATTTTTAAATGATTGAAGAGGATGAAATGGCTGAAAAGATGGCCAATCTTCGAGCAAAGAAGAAACCAGCAAAACTATCTAGTATCGATCAAGGTGTATTAGATTTACCAGAAGATCACCCACTATCTTATGTTAATGTTAAGAAGTATATCGCAACACAAGAAGGTCTTGTTAAAGTCGGTAAACAACAACAGAATATGAGAAGTGAAAATCAAAAGTTAAAAGATGAGGGTATGAGAACTAGACTGGATGCTGAGGCATATATTCGCAGTATGAAAAAATATCTAAGTTCAGGTGACTGGACTAGTTTATTCTATGGGGAATATGAAGATAAGTTAATAGAATGGAAGGTAGTTGCTACATCATATAAATAATACTATGAGAGATTTTCAACAATACATAAATGAGGGTGTATATGACCCTAATATATTCAAGGCATTCTTTCTTGCTGGGGGACCTGGTTCTGGTAAGTCTTGGGTTTCATCAAAAACATTATCTGGTATAGGA